ATGTCATCGTCGTCCATGCCCATGTCATCATCGTCCATGCCCATGTCATCATCGTCCATGCCCATGTCATCATCGTCCATAGAAATATCATTTAACATGTCATCACTAGGATCTGCTTCTCCGAAAAGAGATTCGTCCATTTCGTCATCATCGTCCATGTTTTCGGCTTCGTCAATATCTTCGTCATCGTCCATGTCTTCGGCTTCGTCAATATCTTCGTCACTATCTTCGTCACTGTCTTCTTCTTCGTTGAGAAGAGATTCATAAATATCTCTTGATTTTTCCACTACAATCTCATGAAATAAATCTTCTGCTCCTTCGCGATCTTCATTAATCAAGCGCTCAAGCATTTCTTCAAATTTGTTACGATCAGTCATTTTATTCTCCTGTTTTGTGCAAGGCTGTCTATTATATTTACATTTAATAGAAAAAAAGGGGGTTAAACGGGCTGAAAACAGCACGTTTTATGATTTTATAGGTTTTATACCAAATTTTTTTGCAAAAATTTCTATTGATTCGTGAGTTAAATTAGATACTGTTTTTAACTGTTCGGGTATAAAATCTATATCTCCTAGTAATCTGATGTATTTAGTTTTAGGAAATTTTTTAATACACATGTCAGTTTGCCTAGACCAATTACCATAGTAAGTAGCTCTATCATTCTGTTTTTTATAATTTTTTGTATCAGAATAAATGTTATTTACATATTCGTGTTTTTTGCCAAGACCAACATAATCAAAGCCTAAAATATAGATAGTATCATAACCGTGATTGCTAGCTAACCATAATGCTGTTGGTCCGCTACTCCAGCCCTTGCTCGGTCTAAACAAATTTATTTCTTTTATTTTTTCAGTGTATTTGTTTGGATTAGTCCAAACAGAATGAGTTAAATGGTATTGCGAATCTACAATTTCACTTATCATTTTAGTATCAACTGCTATTAGATAATCAGGCGAAAAGGATCTATAGAGAGCATTGCATCCGTAAACTGTTCCATGTTTTTTTAAGTCTTGAGGATTGATGCTCTTTCGACTAACACCATTGCCTAATACAAAAGCAACTTTTTCCGACATTGTTTAAAAACCTTGTTGTGTTGCTTGCTGGGCCATGCCGGTTATTCCGTACATTTGTCTTACAAATTCTAATTCTTCTTGTTTTACTTTTTTTGACATGTCACTGGATTTTCTAGCACGATTAATATCCTTTAAAGACAATTTGGTCTTTCTAGTGTCATTGACATTTATTACAGACTCATCATCATTTGGTTCGTAGAAGTCATCTTCTTCCGGTTCCATTGTGTCTTTGTCAAAATAAAAAAGTTCTCTAAGTAGCATGTGTATATTTATATCGTTTGCGAAGTTTCGGGTCCGGCACCAAGATCACCGGCGCCGAGTTGTGTTCCTGTATTAGTTTCCGGAGGTTCGCCGTCAACTATATCTCCTTGAACATTTTCATCTGGTAATTCTCCTTCAAGTCCAGTAACATCACTTTCAAGTCCAGCACCTGAAAGACCTGCGCCGCGCATTTCTCCACCTGCATCACTGGGTACTTCCAGCGTTTCTTCATTTTCTTCTCGCCATAGTCTTTCATTTTCTGCAATTTCTTCTTCAGTTAAACCAAGGAATCGTTTCATAGCAAATCTGTTACTCATAAATGGAATGGCTTGCATTTGTGAAAATGTTCCTATTCTATTGTTGTCCAATTCAGCTTGTCTATATGCAGCAAAATTTTGCGGAGGTGTAAGTTTTAGATCAAACATAGAAAAGTCGAGATTAGCACCTGACTTTTTCAAATAAAGTTTAAATTCACTGTTAAAAACTTCTTCAACTAAGGATTGCAAACGTTGGCAATAGTTGTTAAATCTAAGCTCTTGAATATAAGCGGTGCCCACACGTCCGTCATTATATTGACTAGCACCGTCATCTGCTCCAGTTGGTAAGTATGAACTTGGGATACGCAATCCGCGTACCAGCTTATTAGTAAAGTATCGTAGGTCATCAATTTCTCCAAGATTTGTTCCGCCTGGAAGTGTTTCAACTTTAGAACCTCTACCTTCCGCAGTTTGCGGGAAAAAGTAATCTTCGTTAATTGACAAAGGATTATATGAACTGTCTACAACATTTTGGCCGCCGCCGGTTTTGCTTGGTATACGTCTTTGATGTATTTCAGTTTTTACTCTTTCTACAAACTGCATTGCAAGGTGAGATGGCATGTTACCTACATCAACGTAAAATACTCTGCGCTCAGGCGCACGCTGTACGCGGTAGATAATGATTGCATCTTCAAGTAATTCTTTTTGTTTATATACTTTAAATACTGTTTCTAAAAGTGAATTACCAAATGGATAATTTTGATCTAACCCTTCACTCATTGATATGTGAATTACATTATTTGCATCTACATATGTTTCTTGTTCGCCTTTTTCAAATCTCGAAGTACCAGCTGCTGGCGTACTGTTACCTGTCATTGACTGCTGGTTCACAGTTTGATAACCTGGCCCGATAGTTCCGCCCGGGCCGTAGCTGTTAGTAGTGTTCACTGGTGTAGCTTCAAGATCGTCAAATGCAAAATTAAGATTGGTAATTACATATTGCTCAGGCTTTTTACCTTCACTTTCATTTACTATAATTTTAGTTACTTGACTAGGATCAACATGAAACCATTTATATGTTTCAGGATCTCTTATAAAAAATTGGTCGCCGTATTTGAATGCATTTCTAAGTATGCGAAACATTCTTGTGTTAAAGTCGTTTAATTTACACCATTTTTTTAAATACTCGCCGATAATTTTAACTTCAACATTGGTAGCTTCTTTTTTAAAATCAATTGTAAAATTTGTATCATTTTGTTTATTTTGCTGTGATGTAAATTCACCTAAAATATCCAGTGCAGCATTTACTTCGCTGTCACTGTCCATGGTATTGTATTGATTATATCTTTCAATTCTATTTGGAGATCCTACATACACATCAGGCAAATGACTGCTGTAGTTTGTTGATGCTGGACCTGCACTGCCGATGTTTCTGCCGCTGAAAGGACTGTAGCTTCCATTGGTGTTACCCTGTGTAGACACCGGAGTAAAATATCTTTTCCAACTCATATTATACTCCTACTCCTTTTAGAAGATTTCCATTTAAACCTCTAGTAGCTTTATATTGTCTTCTATTTGTTTCTGCAATTTGATTTTCTACATTTAACATTTTGTTTAAAATTACATTCATATTTTTAAAATTACCACTTAACATTTTCATAAGTTCGTTTAATTCGCTAGTGTTACTTATGTTTTCTAATTGTTCCTGAGTAGGTGTTTGAACAGCAGTTTCTGCATTAAACGCAGCTTGTCTATTGATACTTGCCATGCTATTCATAAATTCCATTACTGATTGAGATGACTGAGAACTTAGAATGTCAGCAGGACCGGATATAAATTCTGGTCCTGCTTCGCCGACCAGTCCGACACTGCCTTCGGGTATAAATCCACCATCAGCAAATCCGCCAGCAAATGGTGATTGTGCATTTCTAATCATAGCTCTTTGAAGTTCAACAAGATTGTCCAATGTTGATTGAGCATTTTCTAATTGTTGTTGCGTTTCTGCAATTTCCGCTTCAACACCTTGACTGATTCTTGTATCTAATTCGTTGGCGAGACGTTCAATTTCATCTCTAGTTTCTTGAAAACTATTTTGTAAACCTAAATCTACGTTTTGATACGATTCAGACATAAGGTCTCTTGTGTCAGTGCTTTCGTTAGCAAGATCCTCAGCTGTGAGAATACCATCACCGGAAAATTCAGCATTTTGAAAAATAGAATTTTCAAAAGGTTGGTTATAAACAGAACTTTCTACTTCGGTTAATAAACTGTTAACAGCTGATCCTATTTCGCTGGCCATTGTTTGGCTGTCAGGTAATGCATCCCTGACTCTTTGTATTGCTTCTGTTCCCATGTCTTCGAGATTATCTAGTGTGTTTCTTTGTATTTCTACAACAAAATCTCTAACTGTTTCCTGCATAGCAATAGTTTGGTCTAAAAGATTATTGGCTTGATCTAATTTTTGTGTTCTTTGTTCTGCTTCAATGTTGGCATTCATTCTTGCCAACGCTGCGCCTGCGCTTTCGCCTTCTTGCGCTGCACCTTCGATTCTGTTCATAAAACCGTACATGCTTTCATACATATCAGCATAAGCGCCACTGACAGTATTCATATCACCTAGCATTGCAACAGTACGAGCTTCTTCGGTTTGCAAATAATCCACTGCACTAGCTGTTGCTGCTTGTATACTGCTATCAAAATTGGCCATGTTGCCAGCAGTAAATGCTTGAGCGCCTTGTGCTAATTCTTCTGCTGCTGGTCCTAAAGCCAACATTGCATTTCTTGTTGCTTCAGTAGTAGGTGCTCCTCTTACAGCCATGTCTACAAATAGATCTGCTGCATCTTTTCCCAGTGTGCTTTCAATTTCTGCAAGATTCTGTATAAATGCCTGTTGTTCTTCACCAGTTCGGCCCATTAAAAACGCTTGTACATCACCTTGTCTTCTGCGTTCTCTCATTTCATCAGCAATTTGTTCTCTTTGTTTTCCTGTGAGTTTGCTAAGTTTATCTAATTCAGTTGCTAACTCTTCAGCTGACTGCTGGCGCTGTTGTTCACTCATTCTAGTTGCATTGCCATCTTGCATAGCAATTTCTTGATACAGTGCTAGAGTTTCATTGATGTCAGTTACAGTAAATCCTAAACGTCTTAATCTAGATCCTACTTCACTGTCTAACACTGCGCTGCTAAAATCTCTAAATCTAGCAATAGCATCATTGGTTGTGCCACCAAATGCACTCAATGAGTCCATGTTGTTTTGCAAGACTTCTGTCATTTCCTCAACTGTGAGTCCCATTTGTGCTGCTGAAATTTTAATATTTGACATTTCTTTGCCAAAGCTGGCACCAATGCCGCTGAGTGTTTGATATTCTTCTAAACTGCCTTCGGCAAATTTTATCAAACCATTTATGGTTTTATTTAATGCTCCAAACAGTTTGGTGTTTGATTCAATTGCTTCACCGTAGTCG